CCCCCCCCTTCTAATATCACTCAAAGTATTTGCGCCCTAAGAGATCGGAATAGATCAGTTAAGCATACAATTCGGATACATCATTAACTTCAAAGTGCGATGCTGACATACCAGAAAATGTATCAGCAGTTAAGGTCAGGACAACTGCTACGGACGGGTTAGTGATTTGGAACACTTCTTTAATCATGCTCAAAGTGCACACAGTGCTTAAATAAGGAGCATAATAAGCAGAACCAACCATAGTAGCATTGGTCGGTGTGATCACAGGGGGTACTGCTGCTGAGCTACTTCCAGACATTTGGAAAATAAACTCAAACCTCCCAGCGAATCCCACAGGAAATGTTAACACATTATCACCAACAGTCAAACCAATAGTATCGTACCGTTTTGTTTGAGCAGTCCCAAACAAATGAGTTACCGAAGCGGTGGTACAATCATAGGACGCTCCTTGTACTTGTCTTCCAGCCCCGAAAGTAGGATTGAGCAATTGAAGATCATACGTAATATACAAGTTGCCCATAAGAACTCCAGCGGATCCTTGTCCCACTGTAGCAACTTGAAAATTACAATGATCATAACTTTGCTTGACAGAACCGACAGGAACAGCGCCAGTTCTAATCAACAAATTTCGCATACCCGATCCCAACTCAGGTGAACATTCTACTGGAGCAGCTATAGGTATAGTAGGTTTAGAAGAAGCTCCAAATTGAACTTGCTCCATCTCTAATTGAGTAGTGAACGCTGGAGCTGCAGCATTCATTTGACAGGCGATAATGAGATTACCTAAAGACGCAAAAGAAGCAATCCCATCAGGCAATGATGGTTTAAAAACTATCATAGCTCCCAACATACGATACTGTTGGAAATTACCTGCAATCTGGCTCAACCAGGGAAATGTGGTGGATAAACCAGGATTAAGATCAAACACCCGGTTAGTAAAACCAGTGCTGGAATAAATTGGGCCCAAAAATTCTTTGTGTCCTACACGCATGCTTGAATCGGACGTCTCATGCATGGTTGGAACACTACCTTGTGAGATCAACGTATTACCAACAACAGACCATGGTATACTATAATCCCCCCAGCCCAATACGTTCTTAGAAACATTTTCTCCAATATCCCAGCCACGTTTGGCACCACTAGATCCTCCTGCCAAATACCCTAAGCCACCGCCAACCAAACGCGGGACATAAGATTTACCTTGATTCCATAAGTCTCCCCAAAAACCGCCGCGCCCACGCATCATCATAGGTCGGGCTTGAGTAGCATATGCTCCCCTACCAGTGATTCTTTTGGCTCCTGAATTTGATTTCTTACCAGCATTAGCTCGAGCTTTTTGTGATTTAGTCTTAGTCATTTGTTTGTAACAACCGGCAAAAAGGTCTCATAGAGCGGAAACTACGTACAGTTTTAACCAGAAAAAGTTCATTAAAGAAGCATAGGTTGTCTCAAATCATTGACCATGACAGTTTGATCAGCCAATAACACAAATAAGTCAGAAATCCCAAGTATTTGTGCGCAATCGTTTAATCGAAAAGAAGCAATCATACATTCTACTAGAATCTGAGTTTGAATGTTGATGCCATAAACTTCTTCAAACAAAATTCGCAACGAATCAGGAGGTTCATAAGGGCCGGGTTCAAAGTCTGAAGGCACAACATCATGATATTCATCTCGGACATAATATGGTATGGAACCCTCGGTTATTTGCAAAGCTACCCGAGCGGCCACACTAACTATGGGACATTGAGGTGTTTCATATAACACTGAATAGGCCTTACCTCGAAGCAAAGATTTAGCTCGTTCTTCACCGCAGTATACCTGTTTATCAGTCCAACCGAACTTCAAGAGAAACTTGATCGGATCCCGTATTATATTCATTGTGCATTCATCATAAACCAGACCACAAAAGGAAGCGTGGGACACATCTGAATAATCCTCTATCGTTGTAGTAAAACCAGCTTGCAAAAACATCTCTGAATTGAGTTTAACACTGGATACTATAATTGAATCATCACCTTCAACATAAATCATGTACTTACCATCTTCCACACCCAACGACAAAAGCATGTATCTGATGAGTAAGTAATTATCCAAAGAATTACCCAATGACGTGACCATATCACCTGACATCCTGCATTCCAAAATCGTTTTTATACCTCGCCTCATTTTAATACGATGCCTTCCCATCAAAACCGCACACATTTTATAACATAAATCAGATTGGCTCATTCTGAGATAACAAGGTACTTCTGAGACGCTCATCATCTTAGGCGTAATGGAAGCTTCAAATGCCTTATGATCTGCCACCATCACATATGTGCCATAAACCCCCATCTCAGAAATTAAACGTGCTTTCTGTTGTGGAGATTTATGCTTAAGCACGAAACCCAAACTATAAACAACTTCCTCGAAAGACTTTACCATAGGACCAAATAAAATCTTCGAATCGATTGGACAAGTTTGAATAACGCGTGGTGGTTTCATTTTGAAATATGGTTCACGTTTGATAATTGAAATATAACTCAACAAAGAATAAACTGAAACCTCTCCCATGCTCTCATATCGATCACGCAACTTTTGTTTATAGTTCAAAGTGTAACTAGTACTATCCAAGTATTTTTCAAAATCCCATGGTTCCACATTGTCAGGTAATTGATCATGAGCCCATTTCAAAGTTTCATACAAAAATGGCTCAAAGAAAGAATCATGTGCATTTGGACATTTGCGCAAACACCGTTGTTC